ACACGCAAAGCTATGATAGTACACAAGAACTTGCAAACAACATTAGAAATAGCCTTGATTGGTTTACGGGCACAGTTAACGGTATAAGTGTTCAAACTATTAAATATATGTCAAGTGATTCACAGGTGTACAATCCTACGTTAAATGTATATTGGATGTCAGTTGATTTTATCGCAAGAATGAAACGATAATTATGAAACTAAGATTAATAAAACAGTGGAATAACAAGCCAGTAGGTGCAACAGGTGTTTTCCTTTCTGACTTTGGCAAGCAACTTGTTGCCGATGGCATTGCTGAGCATCTTGATGATGACTTTGTCGTAGAGCAGATGCCAGAGAAAAAAGTGCAAGAGGCACATCAACCAATTTATATTCCGGTGCCAATGCCTATGCAATATTTTGAAGATGAGAATGATTTGGAAAAGATTGATGTTAATATAGATTTGTCAAAAGTTAAAAAATAATAAAATGCCAACTACAGGAATTATTAATGGTACGTTGATGCGCTTGTATAAAGATTCAACTGCAATCGGTTACGCCACATCGTGCCAAATGAACATCTCGGCTGCTATGCGTGAAATTCTTACAAAGGATTCTGCAAGCGGAGGATGGAGAGAGGTAAAGAAAGGTCAGTTATCTGGCACACTTTCAACAGAGGCATTGTATGCCGGTCCTGGTGATTCTTCTACTAACTATTTGTTTGATGATCTCTTTACAGATTTGATTAGTGGTACTGCACTAACTATTAAATTTACTACAGATGTCAGCGGTGACAATGTGTTTACAATGCAAGCCATTTGTACATCATTAGATTTAAACGCAGCCGTAGAAGAAAATACAAGCTACTCAGCTTCTTTTGAAGTAAGCGGTGCAATTGTTAAGACAACAAAATAATTTTAAAAATTACCTAAAATGAAAACAATAAAAATAGCTACTGCGGACATACCAGTTAAGTTTGGTATGTTCGTTTTAGGTACATTTTTACGGGAGAGGAATCTAAAACTTAGCGACCTCTCCCAACTTGGCGAAGACCTCCTATTTGCCCTTGAACTTGCCTTTGCAGGTGTACAGGCAGGTTACAAGGCAAAGGGAGAGAAGTGCCCATATACCTTAGAAAAGTTTTGCGATTTAGTTGACTTGGACAAGGGAGGTATAAATAGGATAACTGAGCTGATAACAAACGAGATTTCAGTGCCAGAAGATCCGGAAAGAAAAAACGAGATAGCGGAGGAGGTGAGTTAACACTTGACTACATCGAAAGATTTTGTTTTGGAGTCCTTAGATTCCATCCTCCGCAATACTATGAAATGACATTGAGAGAGGTTATCATAGCAATGCAAGGTTATAATAACCAATTTGAAATAGAACAGCAATTTGAGTGGGAAAGAGCCAGGTGGCAAACTACACTTTTATTGAATGTTCATACGGCAAAAGGCAAATCAATTAAGCCTAAAGATTTAATTGAGTTTCCTTGGGAGACAGATAATTTAAAACCAACTAAAAGAAGTTTATCAGAGGTTGATAAATCAATCTTTGATAAATGGGATAAAGAATAAGACATGGCAGGCGGTTCTACTTTAATGCTTAAACTTGGAATTGATGTTTCTAACCTTTCCCGTGAACTCGGCAAAGTAGAAAGTCAAATGGCAAGGTTTGGAGGTAAGATGCAAAGTGTAGGTACTACATTATCACAGTCACTTACCTTGCCTATTATTGCACTTGGAGGAGCTGCTTTAAAATCATTTGCAGACATGGAGAGGTTGGAATTAGGATTAACTGCCATTATGGGAAGTAGTAAGGCAGCTGAAGTAGAATTACAAAAATTAAGAAAAACTGCAGAGAATCCTGGTCTTGCATTACCGCAAGTTGTTCAAGCATCATCTACATTACAAGCTGTTGGTTTAAGTGCAGACGCAGCCAGAGAAACTATTACACAGTTTGGAAACGCTACTGCCAGAGCAGGCAAAGGAGCAGTAGTTTTTGATGAGTTGATTTTTGCTTTTTCTAAAATACAATCTACTGGTAAAATAACACAAGAATCACTTAATCAAATAGCTGAAAGATTACCAGGCTTTAGTACATTATTACAAGAAACATTTGGAGCATCTACGGCAGAAGGAATTAATGCAACAGGTATATCTGCTGTAAATTTTTCTAAGCAAACTGTAGAGGCTTTAGCTACTTTACAAAGAGCTGAAGGAGGTTTGGGAAATAGTTTTGATAACTTAACCGACAATATTACAGCATCACTTGCAGAACTTGGTAAAGTAATAAATACAAGTTTAAATGTAGAAGGAATTTTTATAGCATTATCAGATAAAATAAATTATTTAGTACAAGGTTTTAAAAAATTAAATCCAGAGACACAAGGGTTTATTGTTAAGGCTGCTTTAGTGGCTGCATCGATTGGACCTATTATATTTATAGTAGGTAAATTGATAAGCACATACGGTGCTTTAGCCGGAGCATCAAAATTAATAGTACAAGCAATAGGAAATATAAGTAAAGCATTTAGCTACTTAGCTGCCAATCCAATGATTTTAGTAGTTACTGCATCCATTGCTGCTATTGGTGCTATTGCCTTGTATGTTTATGACAACTGGAAAGCATTTAGCGACAACTTTAAAAATATATGGATAAATATTAAAAACTCCGTAATGCAGGGAGTGGCTAATGTTTTAAAAAATATTGACTATTTACAGAAAGCATTAGGATTAAATCTATTTAATCTTGATGGTTTAACATCCTATCAAAAAGAGCAAAGAATAGTAGCTACAGAGTTTAAAAGTATTGGAGATACAGTTGATAGTTTAAAAGGCAAACTTGCATCATTGTTTACCACTGGTGCAAAAGCAACAGGTGGAGGTGTTGGTATTACTGCACCAACTTTGCCGACAGAACCAAGTGTTACTACTCCTACAGATGGCGGTGGAGGTGGAGTAGCTGCATTACAACCAACTACACAAGCTTTGGGTATTACTGCTATGCTTCCAACTTTAGATTTATTGCCATCTAAATTAACAAGTGTAACTGCTGAGGCAGAAAGATTAAAAGAAACAACATTAGCACTAAACGATGCTACTACAAAATTCGTTCCTCCTATTCCTGCTATTGTAGCTTTTAAAACTGAAATAGAATCTTTAGGATTAAAGATGAATGAATTAGGTAACGCATCTATAAATATAAATTCTGCTATATCATCTGGTATCGGAGTTTTAGCAAATGAATTTGAAAAAGGTATAGGTTCATTTAATGATTTTGCTAATGCCGTTGTAAAAGGTGGTTTAAGCATTATAAAGTCATTAATACAACAAGGTGTAGCAGCTGCGGTTTCAAATACTTTAAAAGGCCCTGCTGGTACATTGGGCCCAGTAGGTGTTGCAGTTGCCGGTGCTGCTGGAGCATTGGCATCGGGATTATTTACAAGTTTAATTTCAAAGATAGGATTACCTAAACTTGCACAAGGTGGTCTTGCCTATGCTCCAACTATGGCTATGGTGGGAGATAACAAAAACGCAAGGGTTGATCCGGAAGTAATTGCTCCTTTGTCAAAGTTAAAAGGGATGTTAGATGATGGCGGTTCTCCATATATTTTATCGACTCGTGTAAGTGGTTCTGATTTAATAGTAATAATGGAGAAAGCAAGAAATGTAAACACAAGAATAAGATAATGGCAGCAAGGTATACATCTACATTCTATTCAGAAAAAAGCCGCAAATATACTTTGTCAATAAATGACACAGTATTTTCCGGTGCTACTACAAATGTAGAAATGCTTGATGCTGCAATTACATGGCAATCAGAAGTTGAAAATGGTTTAGAAAGATACGCTCCTATTATTGCCAGTAATTTCAAGTTTACTATTATTATCAATACAGAAGCAATACAAGACTTATTAGATGATTTTTTAGTAGCACCAGAAGGTAGATTTACTATTACTTTAATAGGGCATGATGCAGCAAATAGTCCTAATTTTTATTGGTATGGATATATATTAGCTGATTTGGTAGAATTTGATGATGTACCATTATCTGTGGGATATGCTTATACTATTAATGCAGTTGATGGCATAGGATGGTTAAAAGGAATTGATTACAAGCCAGATGGCTATGATGTTTACCAAGGAGATGATACTATTGTAAATCATGTAAATAATTGTTTACAAAAACTTACATACGTTCAAGATATATATGGCACAAGTGTAGGTATTTTAGCTACTGCCTTTAATTGGCATGAAGATAGTTGGACTTATTCCACATCTATTGATCCGCTTCTTAGAATGCGTGTAAATCATAAAGTATTTTATACTGTTGACACAAAAGACAATATAACGTACATGAAATGTTACGATGTCTTAAAAAGAATTATGAGTCCATTAGGGATGAGATTTTTCTTTTCAGACAGAAAGTTTTACATGATTCAGCCTAATATGTATCTTGAAAGTCCAGTATTATTATTTATTTATTATTTATCAAGTACATTACAACAAGCTACAAGTTTTTTACCTACTTTATTAAATGATAATTATAGCGGCTCAAATAAACTATTAAGATTTAGTGGTGGCAGATGGGGATATTATGGGCATATAAAAGATTTAGATGTTGAATATGAACATATAGCATCTGTTAATTTATTGTCTGGTAAAATATTTAATAATTTAAACACAGAGTTTTTTACTGTTAATGACCTTGATTATAATAATAATGAGGCAACTATTACTTACACCTCTATAATGAAATATAGAGATAGTCAAGTAGGGAGTAGTACAATCGCTCCGCACATTGTTGAAGGTAGCTTTGTTATTGAGTTAAGACCTATTGTAGTACCATTAATTGATTTTTTAACTGCCAACCGCTCACCAGAAGCCAATACATGGACACTTGGTACTGGATGGACTTTCTCCGATGGTGGAGGTGCTGCACTTGGTCATGCAAAAGCAACCAATGCAACAGGAGATTTAGTATATACTAATTTTACTCCAACCAATGGAGTAACCTATTATGTGAGCTTTGGCATTGAGGTTACAAGTGGTACATTAGTTTTAAAAATGGGTGGCGATACTTATAGTATTACTGCAACAGGAGAATACTACGAAAGGATAGTATGTGTATCAACTCAACAATTAACCTTTGATCCGAGCGGAACATTTAACGGTATAATTAATTACGTTAAAATAAATCATGTAAAATATTGGTTAAAAAGAGATGTTACTTACAATGGCTTTCAGCACACCTTTACTGCTCAAAGTTGGGAAACTACTTTTAACTATTATAAATTTGTAATACCTGGAGGTTCTTCAATTTTACCTGCTGCTGGTGGAACAGTCAGTAATATAATAGTTAATTGGACATCTCCAACAATGCCAGAAAGTGGAGATGTTGGAGTAAGATTTTTAATTAGTCAAGTTAGAACTGAAACTGGAACCGATTTAATAGCATCATATTTAAAATTCTACGAACTTGGCAATTTATTTATGGAGCATTTAGCAGCTGGTAATTTAGATGGCCAAAATGATGTAAAAGTATTTGGTTCTTTTAATAATGACACATCAAGTATATCTGTTAAGAAACGTGTATTTTTTGGAGATGGGCCTTCCCTTGGTTCACCTGGTGCAATTCGTGTAAAAAACAGTGCAAATACATGGCAAGTTACTGATGGCAATGGTTGGAGAGTAGGTAATACAGGAGATGGAAAAAACATTAATCAATTATTAGTTAATGAAATTATTAAAGGTCAGTTGTTTCCGGTTAGAAAAATGGTGGGAATGAATTTCCAAATACTTGATAGAAATAATCCTTGGTTTCCGCACCTTGCAATTATAAATAATAGCGTTACCTATATAATGGAAAATGCTACCTTAGATTTAAAGACAGATATAGTTAATGGTACATTTGTAGAAATAACAGACCAAAGCTAATGGGATATACTGAAAAAACAGTTTTATTAAGAGGTTTGGATTTTGATTCTGGTAGAACATCAAATCGAAGTGCTGGCGGTGTAGCAGGTACAGGTTCTATAAATCCTACAAATAGCGAACCTACTACACAAAATAATAGTGTAACAAAAGTATTTACAGAAGAATTTCTTGATTCTTATACTGCAATACTTACAGTTACAAAAAATGGAGGAGTATTACCAGGTGTTACTCAACAAATATTAGTTTTCCAAAATGGTCAATTATTAGTTGATAGTCAATATAGTGTAGCTGGTTCAAATATTACTATTGATTCAGTCACTCATTACGATGGTTCTAATTACATCATATTCTTTATAATTATATAATGGAACAAATACCTACACCAAAGAAACAAAGAAGGTTTTTAAAAGCCATTGGGCGCGTTGCAGGTATTTTAGTGCAAGAACTGGCACTTGGTTTAGGCAGAAAATACATAGGTAAAATGATAAACAAAATTAAGATTCAAAAGAAAAGAGAAATGTTGTCATTTCTCCTCCTCCTTTCCTGCACCTTTGCTTTTGCTCAATACCCAGCAACTGGAAATAAGCAACGATTAGGTTATCAGACCAGTGGCGATGGGTTGACTTTTCGAGGTCGTGCGAGCGATACAACGGCTTTAAAACCTTCTACTATAAATAATGCTTACCATTTATTTGATACAGTTAACAATGTATTATTTAGCTATATCAAGACTAAAGGAGGATGGAAGTTTAATAATAGCGATACGGTTATTATAAACGGCGTGACCATGCCTTTTGATTCAATAACCTTTAACACGGCAAAAGATGGCACGGTAGGAGTAGGTGAGGTTGAATATAATGACACGCAAGGAAGTTTAATTCAAGGTTTAATAGGAGGGGATGTTACCAATGTTATTGGACAACAATTACACCAACGGGTTAACAATCGCACGG